TCATGGCCACCGGCGACATGGAAACCTTGTCTCCCGCCATGGCCACCACCGACGCTGCCGAGGCCGCCATCCCGTCGATGCGCACTTCCACGTTGCCGGGATACTCCTTCAGCATGTTGTAGATCTGGGCAGCCGCGAACACATCCCCGCCGGGAGAGTTGATCCATACCGTGATATCCCCTTCGCCGGCATTGAGTTCCTCACGAAAAAGACCCGGTGTGACTTCATCGCCATACCAGGTCTCATCGGATATCTGCCCGTTCAATACCAGGGTGCGCGCTCCGGTATCCTCGTTACGCACCCAGTTCCAGAACTTCTTCTTCACTTTCTGTTACCTCCGTTTTGTTCCGCCGTCTGTTTATTCGCGAACAGCCCGGCATCTTTCAGCTTCGTCATGTTCCCGTTGATGAGGTACAGGTCGCCGCCCTCTATTTCCGGTATCGGGTTCAGGTTCTCCATCTCCCGGATATCGTTGGCAGACAGCCACCCGTTCTGACGCCCTACCGCATAGCCGTTCATCCGGCTCTGGTAGTCGCCACGAAGCAGCCCATCCACATTGAACTTGATGAAGTAATGCTGTTTCTCGCCGGGGAGCAGCAGCGCCTTATGCAGCGCCTGTTCCCATCGGATCACCCAGGGGTTCAGCGTGTACTTCACAAATTCCAGGGACTGCTGCTCGATGTTGGAGAAACTGGATTTTTCCAGGTCGCCCACCATGTGGGGAGGCACCCGGAATATCCGGGCAATCTCATCAATCTGGAACTTCCGCGTCTCCAGGAACTGCGCCTCGTTGGGCGAGATGGACATGGGTTTGTAGGTCATGCCCTCTTCCAGCACCGCCACGTTGTGGCTGTTCTTCCCGGAGAACTGCGCATGCCAGCTTTCCCGCAGCCGTTCCGGGTTCTTCACCACGCCGGGATGTTCCAACAGCCCGCTGGGTGTCGCCCCGTTGGCGAAGAACGTGGATCCGTACTCCTCCGCCGCCATGGACATGCCGATGGCGTTCTTGGCCATGGCAATGGGTGAATACCCGACCAGACCGTCATACCCCAGGCCGGGGATGTGCAGCACCTCATCCGGCCGGAGCTTCACCTGCTCGTACCGCTGTTTCCCGCCGAAGTCATCCATGTATCGGGTGTAGGTGTAGACGAGCTGCCCGTCCTTGTCCCGGTTCACATCCATGCGGTCGGGCACCAGCGGGTACAGCCATTTCACCCTGCCGTAGCCGTCCCGGATGATCTGAGCGTAGGCATTGCCATACAAAAGCAAATGCCCCATGAGGGTCTCCCGGAAGATGAAGCTTGTCATCTCCGGGTTCGGCTCGTCATGGAGCAGCGGGTACAGCGGATGGCCGGGTACCATTTCTTTCCCCTGGTCTTTGTAGCGGTACACATGCAGCGGCAGTCCTGCGATAGACTCCGACAGGATACGTACGCAGGCATAGACCGCCGTGACCTGCATGGCCGTGCGTTCGTTCACGGTCTGCCCGGCGGCGCTCCGCCCGAAGAAAAACTGCATGGAACCCATAAGGGCGTTTTGGGGTTTGTCCCTGGATTTGAAAATCCCGCTGATAATCCGGTTGAAAATATTCATGTTCCCTCCTTAATGTGGGCATGAAAAAAGCACTTACCTTTTTAGTAAGTGCTAAAAAACGTTTATATTATTCAATTGTTAATCTTTCCCAAGCTTTTAAACCGGCAAAACCACAGAATCAAGGGGGCATCTTAATCCGTTGGCCTTTTTTTCAGCACGGCTTTCATGGCTCTGGCCAATTCTATAATGGCTCTCCTGTCATATTCGGAACATCCACCCAGCAAATCCCTTAGTTCATTTTCGTCATCATCAGGGATCTGCTTTAAGTAAAAATCGCAGAAAAAATCATCCAAAGTAGCGTTCAATGCCCTGGCGATGCGGAGCAACGCAGGTATTTTAACATCAACACCGCCCCTTTCTACACGGTCATAATATGACAATGACAGCCTTGATAAAGCAGCAGCCTGTTCGGGCGTCAATCCACTCTTTAGTCTTGCCTCTGTGATTCTCCTGCCAATTTTTATGTAATCAACTTGCATAGAAAAAAGTTTCCTTTGCTTGTGATGAAAAGGTCATCAAGGAACTTGGAAATGAGCAAAGAGCCGATTACACCCAAGCACTTGTGGCCTGCAGCGTGAACCGTCGTATGATTGCTGCTTGTCCCCTTGCCTTTGGTGAGGTAGGCGTAAAAGAACGTGTGAAGTCTGTGATGAATTATAAGAAACCTGCTTTCTGGATCGTTGTCCTTGCGGTTATTGCCTGTGTGATTGTTGCTATCTGCTTCCTGACAAATCCAGTTAATAAGGAACCCGACTTGTCCTTCCTTAACTATGAAAATGCAATTTCACTTGTTGCCGATGTAGATGAAGTAATGGCAATCTATCGTCACGGCTCAAACGGCAGTACAGGGCGGCCGTTCCTAACTCGTTGTTCTTGCTTGACAGCTTCATAATTTCCTCCTTTCCAGCCGCCAAACAAGAGGTTTTATCCTACCTATATTATACCTCATTTGGCCGCCCATGTTAAGGATGTCTCGGAAATTGTCAGGCCGGGTCCAGTTCGGCCAGCATCAGCTTTAAGAGAATATCCCCCATCGTCTCGCCCTCCTCCTTGTAAACAGGCGTAACGATAAACTTGATTTTGTCCACCTGATAGGTGTACTCCTCGTTCGTGGCAGTATCGGCCATAGCGCCCTCCTCTCCAGAATGATGTTGATTGCCTCTCTCTCCCGCTGTCTTGTGGGGAAACGCAGAAAGGCAGCACCCGAAAAGTGCTGCCTTTCAACCTTGCTCCACGTCTGGACACGGTGTCCAGAGGCCAGCAGGGTATTCCATTTCGATCCACGAACGGGGCCGCCGCGCCGGGGAAAGTTTGGGCTGTCGCAAGACAGGCAGGACCCAGGCGGGCGGCCCCCATAGTTTTTGTTGTACGCTGTATTTGCCACGCACCCCCAGCGCGGGGAGTATTCCAGGCCGCCGGTGGCTCCGGCTGTCATAGCTCCGCAATACCGCTGCCCCCGTGGAGAGGGCTGGCGCATACCGCAGAACTCCCCCGCAAGTCTATGGGAGGGCGTGAGCAAGTTTCATAATCCCCCGCGCTGTCGTCGCGCCCGGCCTGCCAGAGCCGGGTCAAAGGTTCGCGTTGATCGCTCGGTCCGCTCCCTGTTCACCTTCTCGGAGCTCCCATCCTGGCGGCGCGCCTTTTGTCGCTATTCACACGGGTTTTGTGCCTGGAATACTGTGTATTCAGTTGTCAGTGGGAGGGGCTTGTCCCTCCTCACCTATCAGGCGGGTTTAGGGCGGTTTGTTGCGTCTGTCAGCGGGAGATTTTCAAAATCTCCCGCAAATTTTTCAGCCCGAAGTCAATAGAGCGGGTGATCTGGCACTTATTCACTCCCTCGGCCCTGGCAATCGCCGTCATGCTCCCGCTTGCGCCGCTTGTAGCTGTCACACAAGCGGCCCCCGATGGAGAGGGTCACGGCGATCTCCTCCGACACTTCCAGGGTGATACACTCGGTCAGGTGGGGGTAGTAGTTATTTAATTTGATGGTCGTCATAAGTAACCTCCATTTCGATACGGGGCGGAAAGGGACAGATCGAAATGGAGGGTCAGACGGGGAACGGCAGCCGGGGCTCCGAACATCTGGACACTGTGTCCAGATGTGCCGCCCGGATAGAAAAACGTCCGCATAGCGCAAGGCTACACGGACGTGTCGGGGCGACTGAATATTACAATTTTCGCAGTTTTGGGTAGGGCTACTCTTTTATAGGAGTAGGGCTTTTTTTGACAAGTCAGATGGATAGATAAAAAAGAAAAGCACAGCGTTACCTCCTAACGGTTGCCGTACCTTCCAAAGAAAAAGCCGATAACCGCATTTTCAATCTGCGTGTTATCGGCTCTGCGTCTGTGCGTCTGGCTCTGTGATAACTAAAATCTTAAATTTTTCTACGCTGATTAAAGTTTCTTGTTTGCATTTAGGACAAAACAAAAGAAAGTTTTTCAGCTCAGTATCTAACCGCAGCTTGATACGAGTTTTACTGTTACAGACAGGACATAGCAACCACTCGAAGCTATCCATATCGTTCATTTCAAATTTCCCTGAGCGTCCAAACTTTTTGAGCTGTGATAACAGAACCAATCGCAATTATCATAGCCAATAGGAAGAACGAAAACTGTATTCCACTTATTGCCACTGTGTAAACATCGAAGAATTTTAATGGCGTTAAGCAGTACAGCATTGG